GGTTTAGATTCTCTATGCAAAACAGGCCTCGAAGCCAAAAACGCGATGCGTTCCTTTCCGTCAAGGTCGTTGCGAAAACGTGGGGGGTCACGGAGCGGACGGTGCGCAATTGGGTCGGCCGGTACGGCGCCGAGGTGTGCGGGACGGCGCACCTGCTGGCCGAGAAAATCCTGACCTCGCCGAAGAGCGGGGCCGACCTCCACGCCAAGGCCGCCGGCTTTGTCGCTGCGCATCGGATGGCCATCGATGTCCAGAGCCCCGGGGTGGTGAAGGGCGACATGGCGTCGTTCCTCGCGGAGCAGGAGCGGTTCCTCGGCTGGGCCGGCACCCAGCTGCGGATGGCGCAGGAGACGGGGCAGCTCGGGCTGGTCGCGACCTACGCGAAGCTGACCCGGGAGTTTGGGTCCACGGTGCTGTCGACCCGGAAAGGGATGGCGACGCTCGGGCTGGACTCGGGCGACCTGGTGGCGTGGGAGGAGCTGGACCGCATCATCGTCTCGCTGGTCAACCGCCTCGTCTACGCGGTGGTCCGACTTCGCGACGAGCGGGCTCCTGGTGGGGTCGGCCTCCAGGACGAAGCGGCGGTCGCGGACTGGCTCGAGCCGCGGCTTCTGCTGGCCGCCGTCCTCCAACCAGTTGCCGCCGCCGCCAACACCGCCTGCGGCACCAGTCTCCCGGAACGGCTGGTCAAGGCCTTCAAAACCGCCATCGCCGCCCATATCCAAGACGGTGAAGCCCAACTCTCCGTTGCCATGCAGAACGACATCAAGGAGTTACATGAATAACAGTACCACCAGTACCGTGTCGGACGGCAAACGACCAAAAAAGAAAACCCTCGCGCGTGTACGGCCGCGGGTGCGTGCACGTGTGCGCGGCCACATGCGTGAGGGACTTTCCCTTTCCGGTCGTTTCCCGTCCGACGCGGTACATCCGGTAACTCTCCATAAGACGCCGAGGGCCGAAGCTCAGGCCGACAACCGCCTCCGCCGACAGGAAGCGTGGGCGTGGTCCGAGTCGACCAAGCGCTCGGCTCAGCGGTTCCTGGTCGAGCGCATCATCTCTGGCCGGGCCGCGGCGAAGGCCGGCTGCACCAGCGACGAGCTGGCCGAGGCCTACGCCGCTTGGTGCCGGGCGGAATCGTTGGCGCCGATGGACCGGACCCGGCTGCTGCGACTGGCCGCGGCCAAGCTCCCCAAGATCCACGGGGCCACTCCCGCCCGCATGTGGCACCAGAAGACGCCAGCCATCGCCATCTTCGCCCGCGGCTTCCGCGGCATCCGCATCCGCCCGCTGACCGCGGCCCCGCGTAACACCATCGCCGACCTCGCGGCCGCCGTGGACCGCGACGGGCTCAAGGTCCACGCCCGCATCGTCGAGAGCTTCTTCCGGGCGGCGGTCGCGCTCGGGTGGGTCGACCTGACGGACACCCCGGATTCGCCAACGCTTCGCGTTGGCGAAAACGGTGAGGCCCGATTGAACGGAGGCGCCGCGTGAGCGACGAGCGGCGGCGCGAGGTCGGACCGGTGGTCGGGTTCGACTGGGCGGCAGTCGAGGACCCATGCGGGGTCGTGGTCGAGGAGATCGCGCAGGACTGCGGCGTGGTGCTGCCGCGGGCGGCGGCGGAGGCGGTGCTGCGGTGGAGCGTGCGCCAGACTCGCGCGGCTGCCGCCGGGGAATTGTCGATGGTCGAGCGCGTGCTCGGCTGGGTGGCCAGCGGGCGCGACTTGGACTACCGCGGCGGCGAGCGCTCCGACCGTTGGGCGCGCACCGTCAAGGAGGACACCTTCGCCGTGGCGCGCCGGCGGGTCGGCCTACGCGCGGCGGTCGCGGTGAAGGTGATGACGCCCCACATGAAGAACGCCCTCACGGTCGAGCAGATGAAGGCCGTCTTCCGCGTGAGCCGCGGCGAGGTCTCGCGGCTCACCGCAAACTTCCGCGACCTCGTCCTTCGGCGCAGCGCGTGAGCATGACCCCCCTTCCCCCACCCCGCCTTATCGGCACCCTCGATTGGGCTGAGCGCCACATCCGGCTAGATGGCCAGCCGTTCGTCGCGGCCGACTACCCGTGGCTCACCGACATCGCCCGCGCCGTCGACCAGCAGCGCAACGCCGTCTTCGGCCTCGTCTTCCCGCCGCAGCTCTTCAAGACGCTCTTCGTCCAGCTCCGCCTTCTGCGCGATGTCGCCGTCGACCCCGGCCGCGCGTTGCTCTACTGCGTCACCGGCAAGGACGCCGCCGACCTTGCCGACGAAAAGCTCTTCCCCCTCATCGACAGCACGCCCGCCGTCTCGCGGCACTTCACCGACGACCCCGACAAGCGCGGCAGCAAGCGCCTCTACCGCTTTACCGATGCCCCCGTGTCCCTGCTCTCCGCCGAGACCCGCGCCCATCGCAACAGCCGCTCCGGCCGCGACCTCTATCTCGACGAAGCCTGGCAGTACGAACCCGGCGCCCTGCGCGAGATTTTCGCCCGCTCCGACAGCTACGAGTGGCAGCGCCGCATCATCATCACCTCGACCGGCCCCACCGAGACCGATGCGGTCGACACCCTGTGGAAGCAGAGCGCCCGCAACGAATGGCGCGTCGTCTGCATCCATTGCCGCCAGCGCGTGCCCCTCGAGTTCGGCGGCACCGAGACCAAGGGCGGTCTCAAGTGGGACTCCGACGAATGGACCCGCGAACCCTCGGGCCACTGGCGCGAACCCGTCGCCAAGCTCACCACCCGCTGGGTCTGCCCGGCCTGCGGCGAGTCCACCAAGTACTCGCGCGAAGTCCTGCGGCAGCTCAACGACCCCGCCCGCGGCGCCGGCTACGAGCAGACCCATCCCAAGCCCGACCCCCGCATCCACTTCTGGCACGCCGAGGCCGCCGTGTTTCGCAACTGGGAAGACCTGGTCGGCGAATGGCTCACCGCGGCCAACGCCAAGAAGCTCGGCAACATGGAGCTCATCGAGGAATTCGTCCGGAAGAAAAAGTGCATCTCGTGGAATCCCGCCCAACTGGTCGACCGCACCAAAGGCATCCCCGAGGGCGACTACGCGCTCGGCGATGAGTGGCTTGCCGAGGGCAAAGACCCGCAAGGGCGGCCCATCCGCACCATGTTTGTCGACGTGCAGATGGACCACTTCTGGGTGGTCATCCGCCAGTGGTCGACCTCCCCCGATACCTACGCGCACTCCCGCCTCCTGCACTTCGGCAAGCTCCACGTCGAGGGCCAGATTGAGGACCTGCGCGCGCGCTTCGAGGTCCCCGCCGAGAGCGTGGTGATGGATGCCCGGTACAACACCGAGATCGTCCGGCAAATCTGCGCGCGCTGGGGTTACTTCTCCGCCAAGGCCGTGGACGACCGGAGCTTCCTCTGGACCGATGGCGTCCGCCGCATCCACTCCATGCCCACCCCCATCGATGCCTTCATGGGTGGCGGGCTCCAGGGGCGGCATCACGCTTGGGAATTCATCTACTCCTTCACCGGCGCGGCCGGGCTGCTACAGAGCGCCACCCAGGCCAAGGACCTCCAAGGCCGCCACATCCACACCATCGCCCGCGACACCCCCGAGGAATACCGCAGGCAGCGCTTGGGCCAGATCTACCGACGCAAGCGCCACCCGAAGAACCCCAACGAATTCACCTACGAGTGGACCAAGATCGGCCCCGACCACGCGTGGGATTGCGAGAAAGGGCTGATGATCCAAGCGGCCCGCATGGGCCTGACCGATAGCACGCCGCGGCAGGCGGCGGAGGAGACAGTGAGCAAGTGAGCCAGTGACCAGTGAGCCAGTGAAGAACACAACGACCATGACCACGACATGATGACCCCTTTTCCCGCCCCACCTGTCGTGTGGCGGGACCGCTGAACCCCTTGTGGAATCGGGTCGAAAAGCCAGCGGCGCGGATTGCAACCTGCGTAGTGGTTGCTCTTCTCTTTGCAGATGATGAAAAGTTTTTCCGCATGGTTGTTGGCGGCCCTGCTCCTGGCGTCCGCGTCGCCGGTGGATGCCTCGCCCCGGGCGGTCGGAGTTCCGCGCGCGGTCGACGGCCGCATCCGTCGCAGCGCCGCCGCCAAGCGGCAGTTCATGCGGCAGACCGGGTATCCACACGGTCGGCCTGGCTATGTGGTCGACCACATCATCCCGCTCAAGCGCGGTGGAAAAGACATCCCGGCCAACATGCAGTGGCAGACCAAGGCCGAGGCAAAGGCAAAAGACCGGTGGGAGTGATTCCTGACCCACTGGCTCACCGGCTCACTCGCCCACTCCCCCGCGGCGCTTCGCCGCCACCATGGACGCCGCACGCGTCCGTTGATGGCATACGCGACCGTCCCCTTCGGACCCTTCTTCGGCTGCACACTCGTGCAGCTGCAGACGCGCCTTGCCACGTTGCAAGCCGCCAAGCTCGCCGGCGCGGCCGGCGGCGGCGGCATGACCTCCGCCAGCGTCAATGGCCGCGCCTTCACCTACGACACCCGCGGTCGCAACATCGATGCCGACATCGCCGAAGTCGTCCACGCCATGAGCTACGTCGACGACGCCACCCAGCCCATCCCCAGCGCGTCCGTCTTCGTCAGCGGCAGCCATGGCCAGCCCATCGGCCAGCGCACCGTGCTCGTCCTCCCCTGACGCCATGTCCCGCACCCGCACACGCCAGCGACCCGCACCGCCCGCCGCCGTGGCTCCGCGCCCGGCCATCCAGGCCACCGACCTCGGACCCTACCGCGGCGGCTATGGCACCGGCCTGGTGCCCAACAGCGAAGACAGCGGCACCCGCGGCTGGCGCCCCAAGCTCGACCGCGACGCCGCGCGCATGGTCAGCCAGTACCAGCAGCGCGCCATGCTCAGCGATGCCCGATTCATCTACAGCCGCGTCGGCCAGGTGAGCGGAGCCATCCGCGAAAAGCGCGCCTACGCCGTGGGCAAGGCCTGGGTGCCGCAGTACCTCGGGCAAGATGCGAAGTACAAGGCCGCCTTCAACCAGCGCATCCAGCGCAGCTGGCTTGGCAATGCCGACCTACGGGGCCGCCCCTACGATTTCCAGTGCGACGTGGGCATCGGCTCCCTCGCGCTCGATCGCGATGGCGATTTCTTCATCCTGCTCACCGAGAGCGAGAACGGCAGCCCCCGGTTGCAGCTCATCGAGAGCCATCGCATCGGCTCCCCCGGCGGCCAGAATCTGGTCACCGAGGGAAACTACAAGGGGCTGAAGATGCTCAACGGCATCGTCTACGACCCGTTCGACCGTCCGCTCGCCTACAACCTGCTGCCCGCCGATGCCGGCTACGGAGTCATCCCCTACGGCACCGCCTACAATTTCCTCCCCGCCTCCGCCGTCCAGCACGTCTACGACCCCCAGTATTTCAGCCAAGGCCGCGGCGTGCCCACCATCTGCCACGGCATCTTGGATTGGTACGACATGCACGAGATGCGCGAGGCCGAGAAGACCGGCGTCAAGGCCTTCTCCAAGCACGCGATGGTCGAGTACAACGACACCGGCCGCGCCGACCTTTCCGCCGCCTACACCGCCAACCGCACCATCGGCGGCACCGCCGATGCGTCAAAAGTCGATACCTCCGTCAAAGTCATCGAGGACGGCCTCATCCGCTATTTCCGCGCCGGGTCGGGCAACAAGATCGAGAGCCTCGAGGGCAACCGGCCCGGCGCGGCCTGGGAGAGTTTCATGGACCACATCGCCCGCAGCGCGCATCGCGGCATGGATTGGCCCATCGAGATGCACGACCTCCGCGGCATCGGCGGCGCCAGCGTCCGCGGCCTCGTCTCCCAGGTGAAGCGCAGCGTGGAGCAGCGACAAGAGCAGCTGTGGAGCCCCTTCCGCGCCGCCGTGCTCTACGCCGCCGCGCGCTACATGGCCCGCGGCGAGCTACCCATGGCCGACGATTGGGACAACATCGGCTTCTCCCTGCCCGCCACCTTCGGCGTCGATGTCGGCCGCGACCAAGAGAACCGCCGGCTCAACATCGCCATGGGGCTCGAGACCGTGGCCAGCTACGTGACCGAGAGCGGCGAGGGCGACCTCGAGGACCACTTCCGCGCCAACGCCCGCGCCGCCGCGCTCGCCCAGCGCATCGCCGAGGAAGAAGGCGTCGACATCGAGCACGTCTACAACCCCGGCGCCGCCAGCCAGCCCGCCGCCACCACCCTGGCCGATGACCCATCGGAAAACCCGCCGGTGGCGGGTGGGCAAGTGAGCCAGTGAGCCAGTAGGTCAGAAAACACCCAATCGCGCCCACCCACTCACTGGCTCACTGGCTTACTCGCCCACTCACCTACTCACTTTATGCGCTTCCCCCGAATCCTCGCCGCCATCCGCAGCACCCCGTGGGCCGCGCTGCCGTCCACCGTCCACGCCATCCATGCCGCGGTTATCGCGGCGGCCGGGCGGCCCCGGGCGGCCATGGGGGAAGACGAACCGATGCCGGCGCCCGAACCTGCCTACGTCATCTCGCCCGATGGCATCGCCGTGATCCCGGTGCGGGGCATCATCGGCAAGCACCTCTCCTCGATGGAGACCATGTGCGGCGGGTACGACCTCGACACGCTGGCGCCCGCTTTGGCCGCCAGCGCCGCCGACCCGCGCGTCCGCGAGCGCGTGCTCTTCATCGATTCCCCGGGCGGCACCTGCACCGGCGTGCCCGAGGCCTTCGCCGCCGTGCGCCGCAGCGCCGACATCAAGCCCGTGTTCGGCTTCACCGATTCGCAGGCGTGCTCCGCCGCCCAATGGATTGCCAGTGCCTGCGACCGCTTCGCCATCACCACCAGCGCCACCGTCGGCAGCGTCGGCGTCTACTGCGCCCTGGTGGATGAAAGCGCCGCCTGGGCCAAGGACGGCTACCGGCTCGAACTCGTGAAGGCTGGCGCCCAAAAAGCCGCGGGCATCGCGGGCGCCCCCATCACTGCCGACGACGTGGCCGGCTTCCAGCGCAACGTCGACACCATCTACGGGATGTTCATCGCCGATGTCCGCACCGGCCGCGGCCTGGTGGACGACGCCGTGCTACAAGGCCAGACCTTCATGGGTCACGCCGCCGTGGACGCCAACCTGGCCGACGACGTCGTGACCGACCTCGCCGACCTGCTCGCCCAGATTGTCGCGGCCCGATGAAAGCCAGTGTGAAAGTGAGCCAGAGAGCCAGTAGGTCAGAGAAGGCGCGCAGTCCGCTGGCTCACTGGCTTTCTGGCTCACTCACCCACTTCCCCGGCGCTTCGCGCCGCACCGCCACCATGGACGCCCGCACTTCCCATTCGTAACCGGCACACCGCCACCAAACCCCACATGAGCCTTTTCTCCAAAAAGCCCGCCTTCGTCCTCACCGCGCTCGCGGCTGCTGGTATCAGCGCCGAGCAGGTCGACGCCGCCTACGCCGCCGGCAACACCGACTTCCTCGTCGGTGAATCCGCCACCCGCGACCAGCTCGCCGCCGACATCGCCACCAAGGACCGGGCGCTGCAAGCCCGGGACGCCATGTTGCAAATTGCGGCCACCCGCGACACCTCGTTCCTCGCCGCACTGAGCGCGCTCGGCATCGACCCGGTCGCCCTGCTCGCCGCCGGCGCCGACCCCGCCGCCATCGCCGCGGCCACGCTGAAGACCGCCGCTGCCCGCGAAGCGGCCGAGACCCTTTCCAAGCACGGCATCAAGCCCATCGCCGGCGCCAGCACCCCGTCCGGCAGCGGCAAGCCCGAACCCCAGACGTTGGCCCAATACCGGGAGATGAAACCGTGGGAAGCGAAGTCGTTCTTCGCATCCGGCGGCACGCTCGCGGACTGACCACCACCCAGCCCACACCCACTCCCGTCGATACTCAACACCTAGACCACCATGGCAAACACCCTCACAAACCTGATTCCAGACGCCTTTGCGGCGATGGATGTCGTCTCCCGCGAGTTGGTCGGATTCATCCCCGGCATCTCGCGCGACACCAGCGCTGATCGCGTCGCGATCAACCAGTCCCTCCGCATCCCCGTCGTCGGCGCGAACACCGCCGGCCTCGACATCACCCCCGCGATGGCTTTCCCTGCGCGGGCTGACCAGACCGTCGCCAACGTCGCGCTCACCATCACCAAGCAGCGCGCCTATCCCTTCAGCTGGACCAACGAAGAGCGCTACTCGCTCAACCAAGGCCCCGGCGTCCTCACCATCAATCAGGGCCAGATTGCCCAAGCGATGCGCGCCGCGGTCAACGAGATGGAGTCCGACATCGCGGTCGCCGCCAACCTCGGCGCCTCACGCGCCTACGGCACCGCCGGCACCACCGCCTTTGCCACCAACCTCGGCGAGTCCGCCCAGATCAAGAAGATCCTCGACGACAACGGCGCTCCGGGCGTGGACCGCTCGCTCGTGGTCAACACCTCCGCCGGCGCTGCCCTGCGCACGCTGCTCAACAACCCGCTCAATGCGAACACCTCGCTGAGCGGCGACATGACCCGCCAGGGCGTTATCCTCGATGTCAACGGGTTCAACTTCCGCGAGTCCGCCCAGGTGGTCACCAGCACCGCGGGTGCCATGGCCAGCGCCACCTCCACCAGCGCCGCCTTCACCGTGGGGCAGACCGCCATCCCGCTGGCAACTGCCGGCACCGGTGTGGTCGCCGCGGGCGATGTCATCACCTTCGCCAGCGACACCAACAAGTACGTCGTGGCGGCGGTCTCGTTTGCCGGTGCGAATCCGGCCTCGGGCGATACCATCACGTTGGCTGCTCCCGGCCTTCGCGTCGCGCAAGGTGTCGCCACCCGCGCCATCACCGTGGTCGCCGCCGCGGCGCGCAACATCGGGTTCTCGCGCAACGCCATCGTGTTCGCCACCCGCTTGCCGTCGTCCGTCGAGCGCGACCTGGCCTTCATGAAAGAAATCGTCACCGACCCCGTCTCGGGCATCTCCTTCGAGATTGCCGGGTATCCCGGCATCGACATGGCCACCTACCATGTCCGCGCCTGCTGGGGCGTCAAAGTCATCAAGCCCGAGCACATCTCCATCTTGCTCGGCTAAGCAAGTGGGTGAGTGGGCAAGTGAGCCAGTAGGCCAGAAAGCTGACGCCGTCCGCACTCACTCACTGGCTCACTGGCTCACTGGCTCACTCACCCACCGCCGCACCGCCCCGCCCTTCGGATTCGCTCCCCGAGGGGCGGGGTTTTTCCTTCTCCCCATGAACGCCTTCGACACCCTCTGCGCCACCTCGCTCGAAGCCGCTGCCTCCGTCTGCGGCCAATCCTTCAAGCTCGCCGGCACCGACACCCTGTTCGTCGGCATCCTTGATGCCCACCGGCGCCGCACCAAGCTGGCCGATGGCGGCTTCGGCATCGAGTGCGACTCCCTGCTCACCGCGGCCAAGGCCCAGTTTGCCGGCATCGTGCTGCCCAAGACCGGCGGACGCCTCCTGTGCAACGGCCACACCTACGTCATCGTCGACATCACCGACGACCCGTCGGGCATCGTCTTCGGACTCAATGGCATAAGCCAGTGAACGGAAGTAGGCGAGTGAGCCAGAGAGCCAGTGAGTGACGCTGGCGCTCTTCTCTGACCCACTGGCTTTCTGACCTACTGGCTCACTTCGCCACATCATGAACATCGGCTTCCAGGTCGCCATCGCCCAGCTTGAGAACGCCCTCCGCGCCCTCGCGGCTGGCACCGGCAAGGAGCTGCGGCGCGCGTTGCGCGAAGACCTCGGCCGCCCGCTCGTGGCCGACCTCATCAAGTTCACTCCGCCCAACACTTTCAAGGGCGCCCGCCAGCAATCCCACACCGAGCAGCGCAAGATCGGCCAATCGCGCGTCCGGATGGACCTGCGCCGGCTGTTCAAGGGGAAAGCCCAGCTCGACGCCATGAGCAAGGCCAAGGGAACGCTTGGCGCCGCCATCGCGCGCGCCGTCAAAGCGGGCGACATCACCCTGGCCAACCAGCTCCTCACCCGCGGCCACTGGAAGGAGACCGCCGCTTACGAGCCCACCCGCGCCCTGCATCGCGCCGCCCGCAATAGTCGCGGCCGCGTGGCCAAGACTGCCGCGGGTATCTTCGTCCACAACGAAGCCGCCCGCCGTGAGTTCCTGGCCGACCGCCTCCGGTTTGTCGGCCTGGGCAAGAGCGGCTGGAACGCCGCCGCCGATGGCGTAGGGCTGGCTTCCCGTCACCGCCCCGCCTACGTGCGCGCGCTCGGTGGCGATGGCGTCTACACCGAAGAGGGCAGCGCCGCCGCGCCGGTGATGACCCTGGGCAACAACGTGCCCCACATCCAAGAGGCCGGCCGCGAGCTGCGCATCATCGATGCCGCGCTGAAAGTCCGCCGGCAGCTGCTGCCGAAGCAGCTCGAGCAGACCCTCCGCGCCATCGCGCGCAAGGCCCGTGTGAAAGTGAGCCAGTGAGCCAGAAAGCCAGTGAGTGAGGCTGGCGCTGGCTCTCTGACCTACTGGCTCACTTGCTCACTTCTTCGCCGGCTTCGCCGGCGCGCCGCCACCATGGACGCGCGCGCACATCGGTTGACATGCGCTGCCTTCGTCCGCTTTTTTTCCTCCTCCTCGCAGTTGCGGTCGCGGTCCCCGCGCGCGCGCAAGGCACGCGAATAAAGGACCTCCCGCTCACCATCACCATCCCCACCAATGGCCGCATCGCGCTGGATGACTCCACCTTCCCCGCGCTTCGCGGCGTCTCGATTGCGCAGCTTGCCACCAATTTTGCGGCGGCCGCCACCGCCTCCAAGCTCGACGCCACCAATGGCGTGGCCGTGGGCCTCACCACCGCCACCGTCCCGACCAACGGAAACGCCGTGGTCAACAAGACCGCGCTGGATGCCGCCGCAGCTCTGGCGCTTGCCAAGGCGAGCAATCTCTCCGACCTGGCATCTGCGGCCACGGCGCGCACCAACCTTGGGCTCGGCACCTTGGCCACCCAGAGCGGCACCTTCTCCGGGACCAGCTCGGGAGTGAACACCGGCGACCAGACCACCATCACGGGCAACGCCGGCACCGCCACGGCGCTCCAAACGGCGCGCGCCATCAATGGCGTGTCGTTCGACGGCACCGCCGCCATCACAGTCACCGCCGCGGCGGGCACGCTCACCGGCTCGACCCTTGCGAGCGGCGTGACAGGTTCCAGCCTGGTCAGTGGCGCGGGCGGAACCTTTGGCACCGCAGCCTACATCGCGGCCGCGACCAAACTCGAAGCCACCAACGGCGTAGCCGTGGGCCTCACCACCGCCACCGTCCCGACCACCGGCAATAGCGTGGTCAACAAGACCGCGCTCGATGCGGCTGTCGCTGCCGGTGGAGCCAGCAAACTCGACACCGCCAACGGCGTGTCTTCGGGGCTCGCCTCCTCCACGCTATCCTCGCTGGCACCGGACCGCCTAGTCGCGCGCCGGGAAATCGACATCCCCGGTTCGACCAACCTCGACAACTGGATGGCAGTCCAGACCTGGGGCGATTCACTGACCCACAGCTATCCCATCAGCGTTGTCAGCAACACCTACCCCGGTGCGCTCGCTCTCTACTCAGGTTTCTACGTGGCCAACGGCGGCGTGGACGGCGAAACCTCCACCCAGATCCGAACCCGTCAAACCGCGGGGTCGAACACATGGTTCCAGCCAACCATCATCTGGGCGGGCCGGAACAACTACACCGCGACCAATACCGTGCTGGCGGACGTAGCCGCAATGGTGGCGAACCTCGCCACCGTCGGGAACACCAACCGGTACCTGGTGTTGTCGGTGCTCAACGGAGACACCGCCTCAGAATGGAAGGGAGGCACAAACTACCAGACCATCACCAACCTCAACGGGATGCTGGCGTCCATCTATGGCTCGAACTACGTGGACATCCGGTCCTATCTGGTCAGCCGCTACGATTCCACGCTGGCCGGAGACGTGATTGATTACGGTCACGACGTTCCACCGACTTCGCTCCGGTACGATGGGCTCCACCTGAACGCCTCGGGATATACCGCGGTCGCGGCGCACCTTCTGACCAACGGCCTGCCAATTCTTCGGGGCGCTTGGTCTTCTGTGGCAAGTCCTGCCGCCGTTCTTGCCATGATGCGTAGCCCTGGCCCGATTGGTAGCGGCACCCCGAACACGGGCGCGTTTAGCACTCTCGCCGCAGGAACAACGACGCTGGGAAATACTCTGGCCGGTTCAATATACGCCACAAACACCATCCAAGGCTCTGCGCTTTACGAGAAGATAAGCTCGTTCACACCGACCACTGTTGGATGGTACCGGGTTTTCACTTCGGTATCGACCGCGACCGGGAGCGGCATCCTCCGGATCTATGGTTCTTACAACAACAAGCAAGACGACACCGAGATCCAATGGGCGTCCAGCGGTTACAATAACGGAGGAACATTGGCTGTCACAAGGGTGCTGCAGTACGGCTCGTCGATTGTCTCGCAGGTCCGCATCACGGGCAACGCGGGAGACCAGTACGGGTATCTTGACATCTACGTTTCAGATGTAACCAGCGCGTCACCAATCTACCTCTACGCATTTGGGCCAAATAGTCCACCACTAGTCGGAACGATTGTCGTTGGCGCTGTTGTGGGGAGCGGTACGACCAAGACGCTGACGGTCGCCAGGGGGCTGTCCACCACCGACCAGTTGATCTCCGCGGTCCCGACCGGAACCTCTCCAGTTTCGGTGGCAAGCACCACGCTCAACGCCAACCTCAACGCCGACATGGTTGATGGGCTGCATGCGGCCAGCTTGCAGCCGGCAAACCAGTACCTCACAAACCTTGCCGCGGCAGGCACCACAGGCAGCGGCACGTTCGTCCGGTCCACCTCGCCAACGCTGGTCACGCCGGCGCTTGGGGCGGCCACGGCTACGTCCTTGGTTTCCGCTGGTTCCGTCACCGCAAGTGCGCTGGTTGAAAAATACACATCATTCACGCCGACCACAATCGGATGGTATCGCGTGTTTGCTCCTGCCGCATCTGCGACTGGCGGAGGCACTCTTCGAGTGATTGCTGGATATAACAACAAATATGACGAGTTGGAACTGAAATGGGAAGTGGCCGGGTACAACAACACCGGAACATTAAATTGCACAAAAGCCGGCATTTTTGGCGGTCAAATCATCACACAGGCAAGGATAACTTGCGAATCCGGCACGCAGTATTCCTACCTTGACGTTTATATTTCTGACGTTACGAGCGCAGGCGGGATTGCGCTCTGGGGATTTGGTCCAAACTGCCCGGCGTTTGTGACGCCGATTGTAGTCGGTGCGGTTGCAGGGTCGGGTGTGACGAAGACGCTGACAATCGCCCGAGGTCTCTCGACTACGGATCAATTAATCTCCGCGGTCGCGACGGGAACCGCGCCTCTGGCCGTGTCGAGCACCACCGAGGTCGCCAACCTGCGAGCCGCGACGGCCACCGCGCTGGCTACCGCGCGCACGATCAACGGCACGTCGTTCGACGGCACCGCGAACATCACGGTCACGGCCGCGGCGGCTACTCTCACTGGCCTCGGAACCGGAGTGGCGACTGCGCTCGCGGTCAACGTCGGCAGCGCGGGCGCTCCGGTGGTCAATGGCGGCGCTCTCGGAACCCCTTCGTCTGGTTCAATTGCATCCACACTAATCACCGTGACAGAGAACACCCAGACCGGAACTACCTACACCGTCCTGTCTACCGACAATGGCAAGGTCGTCACACTCAGCAACGCCGCGGCCATCACGGTGACGGTCCCGACGCTTTCGGCCGGGTTCTCATGCACGTTCATCCAGAAGGGCGCGGGCCAGGTGACGTTCTCGGCGTCCGGAACTACCGTCAGCAACGCCCACAGTCAAACCAAGACGTTCGGCCAGTACGCCGCGGTGACGCTGTACGGGCTCAGTTCAACCGCGTTCGTGCTCGCCGGTGACACTGGAACTTGATGAAAACCATATTCTCGGCCCATACAATGACGGCATTGACAACTATGATGTGATCTCTGGAGATGCGGGATTCCACCAACGGCACGAAGGGAATCGGGCTGGGTGCGTTTGCTACCAACGTGAACTCTTGGAACTTCATCGTCGGACAGTTCAATAAGCCGGCCAACGCGCTATCGGTGTCGGTGAACGCATCAACGTCCGCCACCAATTCATCATCGGCGACCGCAATGGGATCTCCTTCGTCTCAGACATTCAACGTGGGCGCTCCGGTTTCCGACATCTTGGCGTCACCTTTCACTGGGTACATCCAGCACCTTCGAGTTTACACACGTCTTCTTTCTGGAACCGAGCTGACCAATCTCTACAACGGCGGAACTCCGAACTGATACCATGGACCCATCTGACAACCTCGTCAACGAGACCACCAATCGCTCCGGGGCTTTCATTGCGGACACAATCAAAGCCGCGCTACCGGTCGGTGGAGGGAGCGCGCTGGCCACGCTCCACAGCGCGGACGTAGTGGTGACATTTGCGACCCATATCATCGGCCTGTGCGCCGCTGCCGTCGGGCTGGCGTGGTACATCGTCCGCCTCAGAAAAGACCTTCGGAACCGAAGCAAGACCTCCACCAAAAACTGAACATGAACGAAACCTATCAATCCATCCTCCGCTCCGTCCTCAAAGTCGGGGCCGGCGTGCTCGTGACGAAGGGCATCACCGACTCCGCGGGAGCCGAGACCATCGTCGGCTCGCTGATCGGCCTTATCTCCGTTGTGTGGGGCATCATCGCCGCGCGCTCCGCCACGGCGAACAAGCCGTGACCATCGCTATCATCGGCGCGCTGCTGGCGCTCCTGGCGGCTCTGGCCCCTGCGCTCGCGCGCTGGATTACCAGCCGCCAGGACCGCGCTGCCGACCCCGAGACCGCCCGCAACCGCCGCATCGACACCGCTGCCCATGACATTGCCACGACCCCGCCAGGACTTGCGCCAGAGGCTTCTGCCAATGGCCTTGCTGACCTCGATGCTCTGGAGCGGCTGCGCCCACCGGATCGTCATCGTCCCCAGTGACGACGCCGTGGTGAGGCTCAAGGCCGGCACCGCCTACACGCCGCCGAGGGATGGCTGGTACATGACCGACAGCCTCTACCTGCGCTACCGCCGCGCGGTGGCGGACAAGATTGCCGAGAAAGCCAGTGAGCCAGTAGGCCAGTGAGCCAGCGCCAGCCTCACTCACTGGCTCACTGGCTCACTTGCCCACTTCCCCGAGGCCACCGGCCGCGCGCCGCCACCATGGACGCCGCCCGCACCAGTCAACGACCGGGAGCGGAGTCGCCAGCGCTCTACGCCGCGCCCGCCGTGGCACTCCCGGCCGTTACCGCATTCGCACGCATGATCGTCCCGCAAAAGAAAATCCGCCTCGAGCAACAGGATGACGGCTACTGGATTGCCCAGTCCGACCTGTTGCCCGGTGTCCACGTCGCCGCGCGCGACAAGTGGGGTGTGCTCGTCCGATTCCAGCAGGCCGCCAAGGTCCACCTCCGCGCCTTGCTCGACACCGGCCGCCCGATTCCCGAGCCCTTCCGCTCCAAGTTCGTGCTCACCGCCTGAGCTCTCCAACTTGCAACCTTCAACCTGAACCCTGCAACCCGAAGTGATTGCCGATGAACTCGAACGCGCTGCGACGGCCTACCTGGTCGCGCGGCTCGTCGCGTCCACGGCCGGCGCGGCGGCCGGCGGCGCGCTGCCCGATGGCGGGCTGACTTCGGTCGATACCGTCACCGTCGCGCTCCCCAGCCCCATGCTCGATGGCGGCTTTGGCGAGTTGAGCGACGAGAACGGCATCCCCCTTGCCGGCGGCAACGTCTTTCGCTTCTACCGCGGCCACGGCACCGAGGAGCGACTGCTCCCTTGCGCCATCGTCTCCGCCCAGGGAGGCGGCGATAATGGCGACCTTTCCGGCAACGAGGCCGTAAAGCTCCAGGTGGACATCCTCCTGCCCGCTAGCCCGGCCGATGCCGGCACCATCGCGGGGCTGGCCGCGTTGCTCGCCACTTGCCGCGCCGCCATCATCGCCGCCGAAGACGCGCAGGATATTCCCGCCAGCGGCACCAACTTTGCCGCGTTGCTTTCCGCGGCCGGCAGCAGCATCGACACCGCCCTGGCCGCGGGCGACCTCCCGCCGGCCGCCGGCACCGCTGCCATCGTGGACATCCCAGCGGCCCTGCGCAGCGCCAGCGCCACCCTCATCGATGCGCTGCAAGCCGATGACCTTGCCGCCCAGCTCAACGCCGTGCGGTTCGATGCCACCCGACTGACCGTCATCGGCGTGACCGACCGGTCCAGCGACCATTCCGCCGAGGGCCGCGCCCGCGTCCACACCATCACCATCGGCCTGTATTGTGCGGGCCTCGACGTTTCCTGACCGTTCCCCAACCCGATAAAACCTTATGCCCACCGTCACACAAAAAGGCCTCGCTGTCGCGTGGGGCATCACCAGCACCGCATACGCCAACTGGTCCACCGGGTCTGCCGTGGCGCTCAGCGTCCACGCGACCGAGCAGAGCGTGACCAAGGATGCCAAGATGGGCGAGTCCGCCGACCCGGTGACCGGCGCGACCCTCGGCATCGTCTTCTACGATTTCACCACCGAACTCCAGCTCCGCGTCTACCCCAAGAGCACGGGGCTGGCGGGTGCCAAGACCGCGGCCGCCACGTTGCCGGCCATCGGCGACAAGTTCATCATCACCGATGCCGATGACGCCGTGGCCGCCGCCACCTTCATCGTGATGAAGGTGGGTCGCACCCGAAAGGTCAGCGACAAGACCGAGTTCGACATCACCCTCAAAGCTTGGGAGACCGACCTCTCCACGACCGCGACCTAAAGCGGACCGAAGGCAAAAGGAACAAACCTTTTTCCTTTTTCATTCAGTATTTTTCATTTTTTCAAAGTGCTTTCCGACTTCCAAACGCGTTGCCACATCCCCCGCCCGTTCCGGGTCCTGGGACAGGAGCTTCGCCCCTTCACCCTCGGCCACGCCTGCACGCTCGAGAGCCTCGGCCTGCGCACCGTGGACGATGCCGGGGCGCTCTTTGTGGCCGTGCTCGTCTGCACGCTCCCGCCCGGTGATTTCCAGCGCTTGATGGGTTCGCGACGGCTCGCGCTGCGCGTCTGGCTCTGGACCAGCTCCATCCGCGGGCAACTGGCGTGGACCCGCATCACCCAGGGCGCGCCCGCCGCCTTCGCCATCGTGGTCCGCGCGTTGGCGCTCTTCCGCGAGTATTGCGAGCACCACTCCGCCTGCCCCGAGTTCCGCCAACTGGCCGACGAAGGGCGGGGCGAGCGTTCCGCGCCGCGGGGCGCACCGTTCCTCGAGCACGTCCGGGTGGTGCTCCAGGCCAAGCTCGGCTACTCGCCCTCCGAGGCCATCGCCCTGCCCCTGGGTCGCGCGCTCTTCGACTACTTTACCTTCTGGGAAGTCGAAGGCCGCATCGAACTGCTCGACGACGCCGCCGAGCAGGAGGTCAACGCCCTCAGCGCCCAGGCTGCCTGCCTCGACCACGAGCTGGTCATCGCCAAGGCCCATATCATCGACGCCGAGTCCCGGTGGAAATCGAGCGGGGGCGCGGAGGAGGCCGCCAACTTGCAGGATGCCCGCGAGGCCTACGAAGAGCTGCTATCGTTCCGCCGCGCCGCGGCCGCGGCACCGCAGGAGGCCGCCGCGTGAACATGTTCGCCCGCCTCGGCCTGGATGGCTCCGGCTTCGTCCGCGGACTTGCCTCCGCCAAGAGCGCTGCCGGCAAATTCTCCGGCGACCTCGTCGGGTCGTGGAGCAAAGACATCGGGTCCAAGCTCAAGAGTTCGTTTGGGTTCGCCGCCGTGGTCGGCACCATCGGTGAGCTGGGCCGCCGAACCATCGCCTACGGCGACAACGTGGGCGACCTCTCCGACCAGTTGGGCATCGCCACCGAAGACGTGCAGCGCCTCACCATCGCCGGCGGTCGCAATGGCCTCGAGTTCGAGACCATCGCCAAGGCGCTGGCTCACATCGGCCAAGCGCGGCAGAAAGCTCTCAGCGGCGATGGCAAGGAGCAGCAGCTCTTCGCCCGCTACGGCGTGGGCCTCGCCAAGCTGGCCGACGGCCAGATGAGCAACCTCGACCTGCTCAAGCAGCTCTACGACACCGCCAGCGCCGCTGGCATCGGCGTGCAGGAGCAGGCCGATCTTTTCGACCTCGCCGGAAAAAAAGGCGACCGCCTGGCCGCCACCTTCGCCACGCTCAAAAACCTCGGCCCCGTCAAGCTGCTCGACGACCAGAACATCAAGGACCTGTCGGCCGCGCAGGATGCCATCGATGAACTCGGCCGGCGCCTGCTGGTGGCCGCCGCGCCCGCAGCCGGCTTCTGGTCCCGGGTGATTGGCCGCACTGCCGGCCAGCAAGACATCGGCCTGGAGAAGGTCCCCATCCTCGGCGGCATCTTCAGCGGAGCCCGCTCCGTCTACGGCGAGATGGCCGATGACGGCAGCAACACCCCCAGCGCCGCCCTCACCCCCGAGGAGATCGCCACCGCAAAGAAGAAGCTCAAAGGCACGGTGCTCCCTGCCAATTCCGGCAAGCTCGCCAACGGCGGCAACCAGATCGACACCGGCGACAGCTACTCGAAAATCGGGCTCTTCGTAGGCGGCGCCGGCAACCCGATGGTGGACATCTCGCGCCGCCACCTGAGCGTGGCCGAGCACACCCTCGCTGAGATCCGCCTCCTCCGCGCCGCCCACAACCGCGTCCGGCCATGAAGCAAGAAAGCCAGTATGCGAGTGAGCCAGTAGGTCAGAGGGCTGGCGCCAGCGCCCCCTCACCCACTGGCTTACTGGCTCACTGACCTACTCGCCCACTCCCCATGCCCACTTCCCCCCAACGCCGCGGCACCGCCACCAGCTTCGACCTGTTCCCCACCATCCACTGGGACCCGCGCGAAGGCCGCCAAGTGGCGCACTCCAAGCGGGTGCCCAAGTCGGACCTGTCCTCGTGGGAAAACGCCCTGCAAGCCTCCGGCCTCGCCTACTCCGTCGACCCCGAGGGCACCAGCCCCGATGCCCTGCTGCATTGGGCCGCCCCCGTCGTCAGCGTGGTGGACAACTGGTCCGTGAGGTTCAACGAGATCCAGCAGAGCCTCTGGCTCAACGACGAGGTCGCGGTCGAGATGGCCAAGCTCACCGACCCCGCGGGCAAGGCCAACTTCAAGGCCGACATCGAAGCCATCCTCCGCGGCGAGCGCACCTGGACCGACGACGCCGGCACCATCCACCCGCTCGACCTCGCCACCATCTTCGCCACCGTCTCGGCCTACGGCATCGAGACCGCCATCTTCGAGGACCTGGTCAAAGACCTGGCCGCCGGCGTCGAGGCCGAGCTCATCAGCGTGCCCGTGCTGCAGCTGTCGCGCATCTTCCCCGCCTTTGCCCGGGGCATCGTGCCCAACCAACCGCTGCTGACCTCCGCCATCCTCTACGGTCCGACCACGGTCGTGCCGCCCCCGACCACGAGGCCGCTGGCGCCGCTCTTCACCAACGTGGACAACATCTATTCCACGGTGAAGCTCATCACCGAAGAGCCCACCATCCCCGCCGAGCTGCAAGTCGAGATGGCCGCGCTCACCATTGATGCTCAGCTCCGCGCCGGTGCCACCGCCGCCGGCTACTGGCTCAAGAAAGCCCCCGAGGGCGACCAGCTGGCCGACGGCCGCTGGCACTACCGCCTCGAGTACTGGTTCGCCGAGCGTCTCGGCCTCTTCGCCCAACGCAAGATCGTCGCGTAGTCCCCACTGGCTCATTCACTCACCGGCTTACTCGCCCACTCTCCCCACCGTGGCCTCCTTCAACAAAGTAATCCTCGCCGGCAACCTGACTTGCGACCCCGCCCTGACGCACACGCCCAAGGGCACCGCCGTCGGCAAATTCAGCCTCGCCATCAATCGCAACTGGACCACCGAGACCGGCGAAAAGCGCGAAGAGGTCACCTTCGTGGATGTGAAAGCCTTCGGCCGCCAAGCCGAGACCGTGGCCAAGTTCCTGCGCAAAGGTCGCCCGCTGTTGGTCGAGGGCCGGCTCCACCTCGAGACTTGGGACGACAAGACCACCGGCGCCAAGCGTTCGCGCACCGTCGTGGTCATGGAGTCCTTCTCCTTCATCGACGCCGCCGAGCGCACCGCCGCCGCGCCCGCGGCCTCGGCCTCCGCTCCCGCCGCCCCCGTCCTAGGCACGCCCATCGATGACGACGACGTCCCCTTCTGAACCATGAACATCGACCCCATCCCCCTCGCTGCCAACCCGCTCGCCCGCCTTCGCGCCACCACGCGCGCGGCCCGCCCGGCATTCGACCGGACCTCGAGCTACCTGCGCACCCCGCGCGGGACTTTCCTCCCGCTGACCCGGCGCAACACCGGCGGCGGCGGCGGCCGCAGCGGCGGCAGCCAAGACGCCGTGTGGAGCTGACCCTCGGCCATTTCTCATTTTTCATTCAGTATTTCTCATTTTTCTCACCACAACCCACCTAAACCATGGCCTCAGAAATCGCTTGGACTGCAAAACTCAGCGTGTCGAAGGGCGGCTCGACCGTCACCAACGCCACCAGCACGAAGTCGTCTGACATGACGACCGGGACCAACATGATCGGCGACGTGACCACGTTTGCCGCCGGCACCAAAACCGCCATCCCGGTCGGGTCCGTGGACCCCGCCAACCAGTTCGTGGTCCTGATGCGGAACCAGAACACCACCGACTACGTGGAGGTCACATCCGATGACGGCGTGACATATCCGTATCGCATCTACCCCGGCGAGTTCTTCGGCCCGGTGCGAGTGGCGGCAAACATCATCATCAAGGTGCGCGCCAACACGACCGCAGCCGATGTGAACGTCATCGTCGCCGAAGCGTTCTGACGCGGCGCCAAAGTGAGCCAGTGAGCCAATAGGTCAGAGAGCCATCGGCAGCCTCACTCACTGGCTCACTGGCTCACTGGCTCACTGGCGCACTGGCGCACTGGCTCACTCACCGACTCGCTCACTCGCCCAATGGCTGTTTCCTTCCCCCGCGTCCATCAGGTAGCGCCCGGCCAGCCGTTCTCCAGCTCCAATCTGGTGAGCCTCGCCAACGGAATCAACGCTCGCCTCGTCTCCGGGCTGGCGGAGCCGTGGCGCATCGCCTTCTACTTCTACAGCGCGCTGCTCCAGATACGGAACCCGAGCGGCTACCTGTTCCCGGCGCGTGGGGAGTTCCTCGAATTCTACCAGTCCGTCCTGCCGACCGAAGCCGAGTGGCCACTGAGCCCGCCCGGCACCGAGGAAGGCGCGAACATCGCCTCGTTCATGCCGGCCTTCGTCTTCGGGGCCGAGGCTTTGGACCTGAACAACGAGGCCGTCCGACTCTCCGACCCACTGGCCGGCGGCGTGCCGTTGTCCATCAGCAGCACCTACACGACGGGCTCCGCGCGGTACAACTGGGAGCTGGGCAAGTACCAGCGCGGAGCCTACGACCGCACGACCGGCCTGATCTTCTCGCCGACGTTCACAGCGGCCAGGTCGCACTTCGCTATTGTCTCGGCCGGCGTGAGCGAGCACGGGAAATCATACGGCGGGTACGCACCGACCCCCGAGTACCTCGGCGAGTGCGCCGGCACCGGTTCGACCACCACGTCGCCGGTGCTAAACTACGTCATCTTCTTCAGCGTCACAGAGACCGGCGCGGCCCTCGGCCTCACCACCAAGACGTACCCCGGCACCTGCCCGCTCTCCTCACCCGATGGCGTGGCCGGCGGCGTGTCCTTCATCTACCGCTTCCCGTGGGCCTTTGTGGTCGTGCTCAACTCGGGCGCGACCGAGTACCTCGACACCCGCTACTACATCGAGGGGCCGTACTCGGGCGGCAACCGGCTGACCAAACAAGACGGCGAGTTCCCCTCGCGCGTGCTCAACCATTTTGCATCGCAGTTCCGCGGCACCGATGCCCAACGCCGGGCGCAATCGGTGAAAGCGGTCGGCTTTGACACCCAGCGTTTCTTTACACGGCAGTACGCGCTCGCGCCCGCGCACGGCCTCCAGACCGATGCCGAGACCGTCGTCGCCGACTACCAGACCTACGAGACCACCGGCTCGCGCAACATCCCGGTAGGCACACTGCTGGCCAACCGCAGCACCGGCGCGACCGCCCACGGCGTCGCCGAAGGCTTCTGCATCCACTCCCTCCTCGCCGGCGCGGAGAAGCTCAGCGGCTCCGCTACGGTGCAAGTGCTCGACGATGGCGTGGTCATCGGCACCGTGACGCTCACGCCAGACGCCACCGGCCACGCCGAGGACGTGCTGGTGCTCGACGCGCCCGCCGTCGGCAGCGTAACCTTCAAGGTATCCAGCGGCGCCGCCCTCACCGATGCGGCCGGCGGCATCCTCATCGAGCCCGCGGAGCTGCTGAGCTATCTCCCGCAGCACCACGATTGGTGCCTCGTCCTCCGCCTCGCCGGCGCAACCCTCGTCCCCACCAACGGAACCGACGGCAGCGGCCTGGACGAAGAACGGGCCAAGGAAATCGGCACCGACTACTGGCGATGGGGCGCGCTCATCAACCAGCACGCCACGCCCGACCTCGTGTCGTCCGATGCCGCCATCAACGGCAACGCGGTGATGGAATCCGCCCGCCTGCTGTCCAAGCGAGTCCGCCTGCTCAACCGCCACCAGCTCCGCGCCTACGCGGTTGAGAACGGCAAGTCCGTCCTCTGGTTCACCCGCTACTCCTACGGCTACGGCCTCGGTGCGTATCAGCCCAACGACGGCCCG